CAAGCTCGTTGTCGATAACTTTGGGGAAACGAGATGAAACAATCGCTTATTTTAATGTGTTGCCTTGTATTAATATTGACCTCTTGCACTTCTTACAATCCAAATTTCTTCCCGGGATACGACACTCTAAACCCAGGTCCGGAAGTACGCAAGAATCCGGTCGGGACCGTGACTGTGGTTGCGACGCTCGATTCTGAGGGAAATATTGCTTATGGAGGCACGGTTTGGACTGACCAGAAGCTCGAGGATGGTAAGGCTTATTTCATAGTCGATGAACATTTTATGACACACTACAAGGAATTATGGTGGGAGGTTGAGAAATTGAGGAAGCTAGTGAAATGAACGAAACTGTTTTGATTGCATTGATAGCAAATATGACTGGATTAATAGGGTTGTTTATAAAGGTGATGAGGGATGGAAAAGTAAAAAGGCGTGGAAATAATCCTCATCCGTGTGAGAATCACGATGTTCGGATAGATCAGGTTGAAAAGGATATGGGAATTATAAAAACCGATGTCAAATATATAAAGGACGAAATAACAAGGATTCGGAATAAGCAGAATGGGATAAAGTAAATGCTCTACCTAATCGGTCTTGCACTCGCATTTATATTCGGTTGGATTATGAGGGGTGAGCGAGAAAGCTGGAAGATAGACGATACAACGCCATTGGATATAAAGTTGACAGAACAGGATTTACTTGAGTCACCCAGAGAGAAGATTGATGTAAAGGACATGGCTATAATTTATCCGTATAAGGGTGGAACAACGGGGAACTGATGGATACCTCTGAAGCCTATGTCAAAATGTGTGACTGTGGGGAAGTGCAGGGGCAGTGTGGATATCGCCAGGGATTTTATGCAATTGATGATAGAATTGCCAAGCCTTATCTGATTAGCAATGACGGTAAATCGGGTTCACATTTCGGATCGCTTCAATGGGCTGGAATAGTCAATGCGGAAAAGAGCATCTATTTCTTTTTGGCGAATTATCCACCACTTAAATATATTTCTGAAGAAGAGTGGAGGGAGTTTATCTGGTTCCCCACACAGGATCAGATTCAGGAGATGATGCCACAGAAACTTCCAGGTAATTTAGGGATAGTCGATACTAAGACCGAATGGTGGCAAGATGATAAGCGAATGATTGTTTTTAATTTAATAAATGAATTTAGACATTTTTGGGAGGAGAAACGAGGATATCTCCGAAAAATGGCCTATGAAAAACCCGCGTCATTTTCAATGGAACAGGTATGGCTTGCATTCTACATGCATGAGAAACACGGCAAGACATGGAATGGGGAGAAATGGGTGTAGAAGACTCCGCAACCTGCTTTGAGGCTATTATCTATAAGCTTGAGCGGTACACTTGCAGGGATGTGAACATTGAGGCGAAACTAATCCTTAAATTTCTGCCTACGGATGAGGAATGGGATAAATTATCAAAACTGCATCAGCCTGAGCAGACGGTTAAGGTTGTGATAACGAAATAACCATAGAAAATGGAAAATAAAGGAAGAAACCCAGACGGCACGTTTACCAAAGGGAGTAGTGAAGCTGGACGCAGGGTGGGGTCTAAGAATAAGTTTACCTCCATTAAGCAGGACTTCCTTGATGCTTATAATGATGAGCGGATAGGTGGATTAGAAGGACTCATAGCTTGGGTTTTGGAGAGCAAGCGGAACAAGGCCATGTTTTACCAATGGGTAACCAAGTTACTTCCATCGGCAGTTGAGAGCGATGTTAGGGCTGAGGTTAGGGTAATCGTTGAAAAAATAACTATTGATAAGCCATTAGATGAATGAAGAATATCGGTTTAGGCTTCCTTTTCATGAGAACCAGAAAAAGATATTTGAGTATTCGAAAGCGAAAGTTAAGATCATAGCTAAGGGAAGGCGATTTGGGTTAACTCGAGGCTATGCACATTTTATCATAGAGAAAATGCTTGATGGCGTAACTCCCGTGCTTTGGGTGGATGCTCTTTATTCGAACATTGACCGTTATGTGGAGCGGTATTTTGTTCCCGCATTAAGACAGTTGTCTCCGCAGGATTGGAAATGGAGACAACAAAAAAAGGAGCTTTCAATATTTAGCAGCAAGCTTGATTTGAGAAGTGCAGATCGGCCAGAACTTATTGAGGGATTCGCATATAAGCTGATTATATTGAATGAAGCTGGCATCATCCTGAAAGATGAATACCTTTGGGAAAATGCGATCCGCCCCATGATAATGGACTTTAATCCCGACCAGCTAATTGGGGGGACACCCAAGGGTCGCAACTTGTTCTTTGACCTCAAGGTTAAGGCCCAGGATGATAAAGATCCACGATATAAGAATTGGGAATACTTTCACTTTACATCATATGACAATCCCCTTATCCAAAAGGAGATAATAGACGAGCTTGTTGAGGATATGCCCGAACATGTCAGGGATCAGGAGATATTTGCAAAGTTCCTAGAGGATTCGGCGAGCGTATTCAGGAACATTGAGAATTGTAAAGGGTCAAAACGAGAAAAGCCCATTCCCGGCAAGTCCTATTTTATCGGTGTAGACCTAGCGATGCATGTTGATTTCACGGTTATTACCGTACTGGATGGAGATGGTAACCAAGTCTATTTTAACAGGCTTAATAAATTGGACTGGACATATCAGAAAAAGCTGATTACAGAGATTGCGGAAAGCTATGAAGGCTATGTCTGCATAGATGCTACCGGAGTGGGTAATCCCATATTTGTCGATCTTGCAAACGAGGGACTTGATATAGAGGGCTACAAGTTTACGAATGCGAGCAAAAAGCCGCTCGTGGAAAGCCTGATGATAGCCTTTGAGAAGGAACAGATAAAGATACTGGATGAGCCAGTGCAATTGAATGAGTTGCAGATATTCGGCTATGAGATAAGTCCTAGCGGGGTATTAACATACTCTGCGCCGGAGGGTAAGCACGACGATTGTGTTTATGCTCTAGCGTTGGCTAATTGGATAAAGAACCAGGCTGGAACGCCGGAGATAATCGTGCTGGGATGATTATTCAAAAACCGGACGGAAAGTGTGTCGTTGATTATGGGGATATCAACTTTTTGGAAGAGAAATATCACCTAACTCCCAATGAGGTTTTTAGACTTGAGTTTAATCGCTCACTTAGGCAAGCATTGTATGACTATCTTGCTCGGATGTTTAAAAATGACTAAAGCCGAAGCCTTGAAATTAATCGTAGAATCAAAGGCGACATCGCCATCCACTCGGAATTTTGTGAGCTGGCTTTATGAGAACGGGCACATGATAATTACCCCAGATGAATTAGAGAAAATCAATGGCATGACCGTAATGGCACATGTTCATGGTATGAATCCATTTGAAAAGAATGACTAAATCCGCAACGATCCTTAAGTTGACATATATGGCAATACCAGGAATCAGCAAAAGGGGGGTGCATATATATCACATAATGTTGACCGAGGGTTGGGAGATTTAGTGGGTGTGAGAAAAAGCTATCTCAGTCAGCCCATTAATGATCCCTATAAAAGCTGTCTAAATAGATGGTGGGGGAACATGGGCGAGAGGCAGTCAAAACTCCGTTCCCCCGCCTCCTTCGGGAATTTCTACGAGGGGGGTTGATGCCCTACATCACATGCAGTCTCGGTGTTCATGATTAGCAAATGTTCACGTTTAATGAACAGCTACTGATTAATGAACATTACATAGATGGTAAGTTTATGAAGTTTCTACGAGGAGGCGTGTGATGGTAAGCAACCTATATCTTGATTTCAATTTACTAGAGGGAAAAACCCTGTCAAAAATTAAGGTAATCAAAAATGACCCCAATGAAAATGACGCAATTATTTTCACCATCACAGATGATGAGGTTTATATGTTAAATCATCATCAGGATTGCTGTGAAAGCGTAACGATTGATGAGGTAATTGGTGACGTGGATGATTTAATTGGATCGCCGATTGTGCGAGCTACAGAAGATACAAATATAGACGAAAACCCAGGGGGGGTTGAAGTACCTGAATACCAAGATAGCTTTACTTGGACATTTTATAACATCGCAACAGCAAAGGGACACGTTACTATTCGATGGTATGGTGAATCAAACGGCTATTATTCTGAAACGGCTAGCTTTGATAAAATAAAATGACTAAAACCATCACCCAATTCCGCCTCGTTATTAAGCAAAATAATAATAACTAATATCTAATTATCTTTTTATCCCGATATCAACATTTAGCAACTACCTCAGTAAGCGTAGCTTTATTATTTAACAGATTGGCTTAGTCACATTTAACAAAGTTCTTCCCCGTATATGCAAAATATACCATGAGAGTGTAGGTATTGCATAATATCGGTAACAAAATCTTCCACATGGAAACAATTATGAACAATGCTATCGAAAGATTTACGTATAAAGTTGGCCGTATCCAAGGCCAGTATCAGCGTGGACTGGAAAGCGTATTTTCCACATCAGGGGCACGTCCGTCCATAACAGATGAAACCGCATGGGGAAATTCCCGCAGTTGGGGGCCGGGTGTGGGACGCAGTAAGAAACCCCAGACGAAGGAGCAGTTCATCGAGGCATTCACATCCTGGGTTTACATCTGCGTTAAAAAGAATGCTCAAATCGTAGCGAGTGTTCCCTTAAAACTATATGTGGCAAAACCCCAGAAGGGTAAAAAGTTCTATACCGTTAAAACGAAGGCTGTGAGTAGGGAGCGCCTAAAATATCTCCACAAGCTGTCATTTCTTGACAGTTTCCTGACAAAAGCTGAGGAGGTGGAGGAGATTACAGAGCATCCATTCCTCGACCTGATGAAAAATGTGAACCCCTACCATAACGACCGTGACCTGAAAGAGTTTACCACGATGTTCCTTGACCTGACTGGTGAGTGTTACTGGCTGATCGTAAAAAGTCGGGCAAGGGTAGGAAAGGAGCTTATAGCCAACCCAGCTCAAGTTTATCCCATTCCTTCACAGTATATTAATCCGATCCCAGGTAAGACGCTGGACAAGGCAATCGCTGGCTATCTCTACAAGCGGGGGAGCGTAGAGGTGACGTTAAAACCAGATGAGGTGATTATGTTCACTTATCCTAACCCGAAAAACATTTTCTCCGGTTTCTCCTGTGTCCAGGGGGTTGCCGATGCCGTGTATATCCAGAACCAGATGAATGCTTTCGAAACAGGGATATTCGAGAACAGGGCAAAAGTTGGGGGTGTATTTGAGACAACAGAATTAATCAGCCGACAGGACAGGGAGCGGATGAAGGCTGACTTTGAGCAGAAGCATAAGGGTGTTACAAAGTCTGGCACTAGCCTAATCTTACCCCGTGGTATGAAATATACGAAGGATACCATGACTCCCCAAGAACTCAATTTTACGGAGGGAAGGCGGATTAATGCGGCTGAGATCGCACTTGCGTTTGACGTGCCTCCTGACCTCATTATGGCGGAGGGAGTCACTTATGCCAATATGGATGTGGCTGAATATATCCATGCCAAACACGGGGTTAATCCCAGGTGTGACAGGTACGCTGAAAAACTGAACGAAAAGCTGCTGCCATTATATGATGAGAAGCTGTTCTGTGCATTCGAAGATCCCGTACCAGAGAATCGGGAACAGACGTTGAGGGAGCGGACAGAGCATACGAAGGCAGGCATAATTAGTGCAGATGAAGCAAGGGAAGAAATCGGGAAGGATGCAAAAGGAGACCTGGCTAACGAGCTTCTCGTAGCTGGTCAGATTACGCCGATAACAGGCGAGACGGCACAGACGGAGAAACCGGAACCGCCGACAATTATAGCCCCACCGCCAGGGGAAGGCGAAGGAGAGGAGGAGGAAGAGGAGCAGGTTGCCGAGCGGATTTTACAGAGGATAAAGAAAAAGCTCAATGGCTGACGTAAAGGACATCCTCCAAAAGGCACAACATGAGCTTGATATGGGCAAGCATATTGAACTCGTATCCTGGAAGCAGGCGTATGCGCTACTCGGTATTGGCTATGCGCTGCTGGCGATTGCGATGATAGTTGAGGACGTGGAGACGGGGGATGAGGATGAAAATAGAAATTCCAGAACCAAAGGATGAATGGGATGATTGAGAAAAAAATGGATGAAAAAGCTCTAGCCTTTCTAAGGGAATATGAAACACTGTGTAGAAAACATGGCGTTGCCATTGAGGGGTGTGGATGTTGTGATTCTCCATATTTGGTAAAGCTTAATCCAAAAGAGGTTTTGGGTTGGAGTGTAGATGCCAAAAAGAAAGATATTGGTTGTATTTGGTTTAGAGATGAAGAAGACGATTTATGTGCCCCGCTTTTAGATACTATTTATTACATAAAAGATGGGAAGATAGAAACGGCAGTAGCGTGGGATGATGAAGAAGGCGATTGAAATGGACGACGATTTTGATTTTGATAATGCTTCACTCTTTCTGATGATTGAGTGTAAATCCAGGAACGGAGGTAATTATGGAAGAAGAAACAACGGTGAAAATAGAGAGAATATCAAGTGCTGGTGTTTCAGATATTATGTTCCAGGCAGTTAAGAAGGGAAGGCTTACTTACGGAGAACTGGCACATGCATTGGGAACATGTGTTCTTGTGCATATATTTATGAATTAGTGGCAAATGGATACACACATGGAGGATTAAATGGATATTGTAATCTGCATGAATAAAAAAGACTTTGATCATAAAATGAGCAAAGATGCCCATGATTGTTATTGGTCGATGGGCAGAGCGCCAGTGAAATTCTTCCCTGAGTGTACCCCTGAATCTGATATGGTAAATTTAGACAAAAATTTACATGATGTAGTTTTTGTTTTGACAAATCATCATATTGTTGGTTTTATAAATCCCATTGAATTTAATCCCGAAGATATAAACGGAAAAACGCTTGTTTGGGATGGTGGAGCAGATTTTACCTATATCAAGCCAATTCCATTCAAACCATTTCGAGGATTTAGATACAGGTGGTTTGATAATGATTAACTTTGTCGATCTCCCAGAAGGTGAACTCGATTTTGAAGAGGTTGATTTTGACGGAGATGATTTTGATGATGTCGTGTACCTTGCCCTCAAGAATGCTCAAAAGGCGTTTCATGACACCTTATCGAGATACGGCTTTGATTCTGCCTATTGTGATATCCGATTTACGGTGTTTGTTAAAGATGCGAATTTTGAACAGAGGCTTAGGAAGATAGAGATAGAGGGGGAATTGAAATAAGATGCCCTTCATTTCTTTCATAGAGGAGTTTTGGCCTGGACAGAAACCCGACACTACAATCGGACGCATAGAGGTGTATGGAGATGGCGAATATGCTACAGGGGAGATTCCCTGGGCAACGGATAGGGTAGACAGATTTAGGAAGTTTCGGGAGAGATGGGACTTTAGAGATATAACCGCATATCATTTAGAGTGGCTGCGAGGCTTTGTGGGGAAAGAGTTTTACGGGAGGGGAATGAAAAAGGATGATTAACTTTACCGACTCCCAGATCGACAACCTTGCAGACAGTATTATTATTTCGTATTGCGAAGAAGATTTACGCAATTATATTTCGTATGAGACTAGGAAAAACCTGAAAGATGCCATAGAGACACAAGAGACGCCTGCACAACCGCACAAAGAGCTTTTTGATGCGCTGTTCAAGGCACTCGATCCCCATGAGAAGAAATTCGCAGCAATGCTCAAGATGATATGGGAAGAGGAGCGGAGGATTGTTGTCGCCAATATCAGGAAGCTGAAAAAGGCGTATAGGAAAGACCCCGAAGATGATGTTAACCAATTACTGTTTCCGCAGAAGGAAATGGAGGGCAGGGTCGCCAACGGGACAAAACCGCTATTGATAAATGTTCTGGATGAGTCGGGTAATCGGGAGTTAACGAAACTGGAGATAGACGCTGCATTTGATGTGGCTAATCCCGAGGTGCAGAAGTGGCTAAAAGGGTATGTGCCTGTATTCAGCAAGAACCTAGAGGCTGTGAGTGTTGAGAAGTTGAGACGGGAGTTGATAGCTGGATTGGAAAAAGGGGAATCAATACCCGAGCTTATGAAGCGGGTCAACG